CTATGCCGTTGGCCACCAGGACGGCCTCGATGTCGGCTACCTGGAAGCGGTCGCCCTCGGAGAGAAAGCGCACCCGGGTTTCCTCCCGCACCTTCTTGCCGTTCTTGACCCCGGTGTTGATGGTGTCCGGCACACGCAGAACCCGCGACGCATCGCTGGTGATGGCCATGTCGATGTCCAGGTCGTACTGAACACACATCTCTTTGAAACGCCTGGCCAGGGGGTACCACTCCTCCCTGAACAACATCTGGTCCAGCGGCCAGTATGCGTGTAGCCCGCCGCCTGAATGCACGAGCCAGGGGTCACCCAGGGCTGATAGCCCCGTGTCCTCACAGAACTTCTGCAATGCCTGCGCCGCAACCTTGGCGCTGTCGTAAGCCTTGCGCTTGACGACCAGCTCCCCGCTTTCCTCGTCCACCACGGACGGCAGGTCTTTGGGGTGGTTGCAGTCGATGTCCACGGCCAGCACTTGGCTGGCGTGCATGTTGTCCTTGGTCCGGTCTTCGTCGGTGCCGAACGTGCCCAGGGCAAAGAAAACATCCAGCCCGTCTTTCTTCCACTTGTCAATCGTAGGTTGCAGTTCCTCCAGCGTCTCCTTGTAGACGTGTTCTTTTTTTCTTGTCAGTTCTACCGCGCAGTAATAGCCATTACCCGGCGACGGCAAAACCGCCGCTAGCATTTCGAGCGGGGTCATGGGGGTCCTTCGGGAATGGGTTACAGGGGCAGTTCGAGCTGGCGGTCGTCGAAGACGTTAGCGGTTTGGGTTTCTTTACCTTGGGTGTAGTAGTTGAGGCGGCGCAGCAGCTCGATGGCGTGTGCGTAGTCCAGGGTGGAGTTGACAGCAAGCCGGTCAGCACAGGCGCTGATCAGCTCGTTGTTTGTCAGGGTTCGAGGTTGAGTTCCTTGCATACTTTTCTCCAGGCGTCTTCTGCGTTATGTGATGATTGAAGAATCTTGAGCATCCACTCGGCGCGGTCACGATACGCCGGGAAAATCTCTTTGCCCAAGAACCAGTTGTAAACGGTCTGGCGGGTAACCCCCAGAGCCTTTGCTATGCGCACGACCGAGAAGTCGTGGTAAATCGCCCAGCGACCGAGTTGGTTGCCGAGTGACTTCGGTGTTTCACCGATCTTGTCGATGATGTCTTGTGAGTAGGGCATGATAGGTAGGTGGGGGTACTCGCTGCGTCTGGGGGGAGGCGAACCCCCGGATTCACATCCATCACGCTGGAATCAAACCAGCCCGCACAGCATCCGCTTTCCCCCCGATTCTCCTTACTCGTCGTCCCAGTCGCTCACGATGTCAGCGAGCTTGGACTTCTTGGCGGGCACAGCGGTAGCCTTGGGGGCTTCCTTGCGCACTTCCGGTTCGTCGTCAGCATCGGCTGCGGGCGCGGTCTTGGGGGCCTTCGCCGCCTTGGGGGCGGGTGCTTCCTCCTCGTCCTCAATCACCGGAGCCTTGGGTGCAGGTGCCTTACCCGGGATAGCCAGGGCAGGTGCAGCCCTCACGCCGTCAGCCTGGGCCACCGTCAACACGACAGCTTTCTTGGCGTCCTCAGTTTCGCCCTGGCTGACAGCCGTGGGGTACTCGTCGTCGGTCAACCAACGCACAGGTGAGAAGAACAACTTGGGGCTCTCGGCCTTGGTGTCGAACTTCATGCGGGTGACGATCTGCTCGGGGTTAACCGGCGGGTTCTGCGCGGCCAGGAATCTGGCAAACGCTTGCAAGGGGCGCTTGTCGCCGTCCTCTTTCCCGAATACGCTCGTTGCAGGCAGCGTGAGCTGGAGCACATCACCGTCCATGTTGTTGGCCAGCACCACGGCCAGACGCTGTTGGAAGCGGCAGGCGCGGCTGTTACCCGTACCCGAACCTGCTTCGTTCTGAGGGCAGCCCATGCAAGTGCGGTTCTGCGGCTCTTTGATCGAAGCGTCAGGCTTCTCGCCGTCGTTGCTCCAGCAGTCAGGGCGCACAATCTTGTCGGCGTCATACGACCCGGCGTAGAAAATACGGCTGACCTTGGGGGCAGCGCGGACGATAACAACGTCCAGGTGGCGCTCGTCGATAGAAGCGACTTCCTTGCCGCCAGCTACCAGACGGAACACGCCGCCTTTGATGGAGATGCGCTTGGTGCTGACACCAGAACCACCGCCCGTCAGGGCTTTGGCGGTATCAGACAGCTCGTTGTTGCGAGCGAAAGCGGGAACATTGGATGACGAAAAAAGCGTTACGTTGCTCATGGTTGATTTACTTTCTTGCTTTGGTTACACGAATGTCGAACCCGGTGACCGAGTTCAGTCCCGGCGGTACAACGCCGGGGTTCTCCTCCAGGAACTGTGCCATGTTGGTCTGGGCGATGCGCTTCTCCAGCAGGTCAACGACTTGATGCTCAAGCACGAATGCTTTGAACGAGTCCCAGTCCTGCGTGTTGTAGCGCGTCGTCTTCGACAACGACACGGTTCCGAAGGAGGTCTTTACCGATGTCAGCCCGAGGGCTTTCATCTGGTCCTTGATGGCCATGCGGATTTCTTCCCGCTGCTCTTCTAGATCAGCGAGTTGCTTGTCGAGCATCTCCTGCCGGGCCTTGATCTTACTGTGGATAGCGACCAGCTTGTCGAGCGGAATCGCTTCCACCGTCGGTGCTTCCTCGACGTCTTCAGTCATAGTGCTTTCTCCTGTTTTGTTTGTCTAGCGTTTGACAGTTTACCCGATTTCAAATTGCCTGCAACCCCCTTTCAAGAATTTATTTCAAGCGCAAACATCTCGGTCAGCAGCGTGTTGTCGCTGACCTTGGCGCTCAGGGCTTTGAACATTTTCTTCTCAACTGGCGAGCCCTGGATGTGGATAACTGTTACTTTATCGCTACTCTGTCCCTTGCGATCTGCGCGGGCGATAGCCTGGATGTATTGCTCAACGCTCATCAATGGGCCGTAGAACACCACTGTGTCGGCAGCAGTTAGGGTAATCCCGTGGGCGGTAGCTTGCGGCTGCATCACCAGGACCCGGGGCTCGGCGTCGGTCTGGAATCGGTGGATGATGTCCGCACGTTTGTTCGCTGTCACACCGCCGTGAATACATTCGTTTGCAATACCCTTGGACGACAGGTGCGTCTGGATGGTGTCGATGGTTGAGCGGAACAACGCGAAGATGATGACCTTGCGCTGCGTCTCTTCCAGGATCTCCTCCAGCACCCCCAGGCGCGGGGCTGAGTCGAACTCCACCACCTCTTTGTCGTCGGTGTATGCGGCTCCACAGCTGATCTGCAAGAGCTTCGAGAGGCTAGCAGCGGCGTTGACCGCTGTGATGGTTTCTCCTGCGGCTTGCACCAGCATCTGTTCTTTGAGCAGGTTGTAGTACTTGGCTTGCTGCGGAGTCAGCGGCACCTCACGAGTGAGCGTCATCACAGGCGGCAGGTCCAGGCATTGGTCCTTGGAGTAGCGGATAGCTGGTTGCAGTGCGTTGAACACCTTCTCCTTGGCGTCCGGTCGTGGCGACCACTTGTACATGGTGATCTTATTCATCACCGCATCACGCCAGCCTGTGAAGAACATCGGCACATTGTCTGGGTTCACGAGCTTGGCAAGACCAAACGCGTCCGCTGGTGACTGCGCTGCCGGAGTACCCGTCATCATCCACAGGTGAGTCTGCGGTCCGATGATTGACTTCAACGTCTTCCACCGCTTGGTGGTGCTCGTCTTGTAGGCGTTGGCTTCATCGACGATGACAAGATCAAACCGGCCATCGTTCTTGATCTCATCTGCAATCAGGTTCAACCCGTCGTAGTTACAGATCACGAACTCGTAGTCCTGCTGAATCATCTCGATACGGCGTGATGCCTTGGGATGGTGCGCCACGATTGCTGATCGGTGGATGATGCTGTTGTTCAAGTCGCTCAACCACGCAGATTGCATGATCGATAGTGGGCACAGTATCAACACACGTCGCACAAAGCCAAGCGTCATCAGGTAGTCAGCGGCCCAAAGTGCCGCCAGCGTCTTGCCGGTGCCGGGGTCGTTGAAGCAGAACGCCTTCTTGTGCATCGTCAGAAACGATGCCGTCTCAACCTGGTGCGCCATAGGCTTGTATCGCCCGGGCCACTTATAGCGCCGGACGATTGGGGATTTGAT